TCTCAGGGTGACGACTTCTGTGCGTTCACCTTTTTGTTTCCGCTTTCAGTTGGCGGATTTGGAGTTAAGACAAGAAGCTATATTTCGAGTCGTACGTTTGAACGATTGCCGTTGGCAAGACGAATCAAGTACGAAGAATTCATGAGAGAAGGGTCTCTGATCGTTATGGATTGTACCGTTCTTGATATGGAACAGATTTACGAGGATCTCTATAACCACATCGAAGACAAAGAATATGAAGTTCTTTGTTTTGGCTATGACCCGTACAACGCTAACAAGTTTGTAGAGCGTTGGGTTAGCGAGCATGGACCGTATGGAGTCGAAATGGTTAAGCAGGGAGCTCGTACAGAATCGGTTCCTCTTGGAGAACTTAAGAAGTATGCAGAAGATCGAATGCTTGTGTTCGATGAATTACTTATGAGTTTCGCGATGGGAAACTGTATTACACTTGAGGACACTAATGGAAATCGAAAGCTCTTGAAAAAGAGATATGAACAGAAAATCGATAACGTATCCGCCATGATGGATGCGTATGTCGCTTACAAGGATTTTAAGGAGGCATTCGAATGAGTAAATATTATGCGGTAGTTTACTCTGAAAATTCGCTTTCTCACCATGGCATTAAAGGCCAGAAGTGGGGCGAGCGACGGTTTCAGAATGAAGACGGCTCGTTAACTCAGGCCGGAGCAGCTAGATACAATGTTGGAGAAGCCAAACGAGCTTTTGCAGAGACAGGCCTTATCGGCTACGCGAAGTATCGCAGAACCCACACTGGAAGAGCTGAAGCGATTGTTAAATACAAGAAAGATAAAGCTGCAGCTAAAGAAGCTAAGAGAAAGGCAAAGATTAAAGCTGCTACCGATAGAGATTACGAGCTTGCCAAGAAGATGGGTAAAGTTAAGAATCGCAAAGAATACGATTCGATCATGAAAGCAGAGGATCAGAGACGTCAGGCGAAGATCGATGCTAAGAATGCTAAAAAGAAACAGTACAACGTTGATGAAGCCAGAGATGCAACTGTTAAGTATGGTCTTATTGGTAAAGCCGTATATGATTCAAGACATACTGGTAAAAAAGAAGCCGTTGCTAAATACAAGAAGGATAAAGAAAGAAATACTAAGAGAAAGGTCGCCGCATACAATAGAGCATACGATAAAGCGTCTAGGATGCAAGATGATGCGGATGCTAAATGGAGAGATGTCCAGTCTCAGTATAAGTCCCTTGGGAAAACTCGTATTGGCAGCATGATTCAAGTAGGAAAAGCGCAGAGAGGCCATGGATCAGAAGCGGCAAATAAATACCTTAAGGATTTTGAAACTGCGTCTAAAATGACAGATGCGGCTAGCAAAGCTTGGGAAGAGTCCAAGAGACGTCGTAAACAGACTGGAAGCACTGGTATTTCTAGAACATACAATGCTATCAAGTATAGAGATGCGAGGTGACATATGGCTTACTACGCAGTGACATATTCCGACTCTCTTTCTCACCATGGTATTAAAGGCCAGAAATGGGGAGTTAGACGATATCAGAATGAAGACGGAACTCGTACTGATGCTGGAAAGAAACGTTATAGCGTTTATGAGGCAAAACAAGCTGCAAGAGAAGGCGGGCTGATTGGTTACGCTAAATACAGAAAAAGTCATTACGGTCGAAAAGCGGCAATTGAAGAGTATAAATCCGATAAAAAGGTTAAAAAGCTTACAAAGTATCGTGATAAACTTGCGAACAAGGCTGATACAAAAGCGAAGAATTTTCGTGAAATGGCCGACGAAGATAATGCCGCTTATGAAGATCTGAAAAACAATGGAAAAAAGAGTAACACCTATCAGAAGTTTGTTCAGGATGCTGCTTCGAGAACTTATAAACAAGTGTTAAGCGATTACGATACGGAAACAGAAGACGAAAACGGAAATATTGTTATTAATAAGGAGCAGATGAGAAAAGCCAAAACGGCCGCCGCAGCTGCTGCCCTCGGTCAAGCTGCCCTTATGAATACAAATTATGCAGCCAGCATTAATATTGAACGACTTATGGGCGAACATAAGCAGGCAGCAGAAGGTTATATGGATTCTGCAAAGAAGTGGGAAACCGCTCATGAAGAACTGATGAACACTGAAATCTCGGCAATCATGTCCAAAAAGGACGTTAAGAAAGCTTATAAACAAGCTAGAGGTTGGTAGTTAAAGGAGGATCACAATGCCAAATTTTGGAGAGCGTCTCCAGCATGCCTGGAACGCTTTTTTTAGTAGAGATCCGACGCACACCACTGAAGATACATATTTTTACGGGTCTAGTATTAGGCCGGATCGAGTCAGGCTCACTAGGGGTAATGAGAGGTCAATTGTAAATGCGATATATTCTAGGATTGCAGTTGATGTAGCCTCCGTGAATATTGTGCATTGTAGAGTTGATGAGAACGACAAATTTGTCGAACCAATCAGTTCCGATCTCAATAATTGCTTGACGTTAGAAGCAAACAAGGATCAGACGTCAAGAGCGCTACTGATTGACATCACTATGTCTATGTTTGACGAAGGTGTTGTTGCAGTTGTGCCAATTGAGTGCGATGTGGATCCAATTAAATCTAGTTTTAAGATTTATTCTCTTAGAACTGGAAAAATCACAGCGTGGTATCCAGACCATGTGCGAGTTAGTTTGTATAACGATAAGACGGGTAGACGAGAAGAGGTGACATTACCAAAGAAATACGTCGCTATTATCGAAAACCCGTTTTATTCGGTTATGAACGAACCGAATTCTACACTTCAACGACTTATCCGAAAGTTGAATCTTTTGGACGTTGTTGACGAGCAGACAAGTTCTGGAAAATTAGATCTAATTATTAAATTGCCATATTTGGTGAAGGGTGAGAAACGAGAGAAGCAGGCGGAAAAGCGTCGCAAAGACATCGAATCTCAGCTTACAGGCACTAAATATGGCATCGCATATGTTGATTCTACTGAAAACATTACACAGCTTAACCGGCCACTTGAGAATAATCTGATGAGCCAGATTGAGTATCTGACAAAGATGCTTTATGGCCAGCTGGGAATGCCAGAAGAGATTTTCAATGGAACGGCAAACGAAGCTACTCTTCTTAGTTACTACAATCGGACGATCGAACCAATTCTTTCGACTTATTGTTTGGAATTTAAGAGAAAGTGGCTAACAAAGACGGCTAGAACCCAGGGGCAGTCAATTCAGTTCTTTAGGGATCCATTTAAGTTGGTTCCGGTTAGTCAGATTGCTGAAATTGCCGATAAGTTCACTCGAAATGAAATCATGACGAAGAACGAGATTCGTTCGGTAATCGGCATGAGACCTTCGAATGATCCGAAGGCTAACGAATTGATTAATAGCAATTTGAACCATCCTGATTCAGGTCAGGCTCAGCCTCAAATTCAACCTCAAGAAGGTGAAGTTCAGGAACCACAAGTTCCAGAGCAGGCAATCGAGTCAGAACAAGTAGAGCAACAGTAAAACGAATCAAAATGGTAGTTGAAAAGTTCTTTTCGTGAATAAGAGATAAGCCATATTCGACGAACAAGTACACAAAGATTACCAAGGAGGAAAAATGCCTAAACTCAAAGATTATGACTTTAGTGGCTGGGCTACTCGAAACAATATTCGATGCAGCGATGGTCGAACAATCATGCAGGACGCATTTGCTGAAAATGACGGCTGTATTGTTCCGCTTGTCTATATGCATCGGCATGACGACATTGAAGAAGTGCTTGGACATTGTCTTCTGGAGAATCGTCCGGAAGGTGTTTATGCATATGGAAAATTCAATGATTCGCAGAAAGGTCAGCACGCTAAGATTGGCGTAAAAAACGGAGACATTACAGGCCTGTCCATTTATGCCAATAATCTCCAGCAGAGAGGAGGAGAGGTATACCACGGAGTAATCCGAGAGGTAAGTCTCGTACTCGCTGGAGCGAATCCAGGTGCGATGATCCTGGAACATTCAGAAGAATCTGAAACCGGAGCCTTCATTACGTTTATCGACGAGGATGAAGGCCTTTCTTTTGGACATGCAGATGCCGAAAAAGAAGAAAAAGAACCGGAGAAGAAGCCAGAAGAACCTAAGGAGGAAAAGGACGTGGCGGATAAAGAAAAAACAGTAAAAGACGTTTTTGATTCTATGTCCGAAGAGCAGAAGAATGTCGTCTATTTCATGATCGGCAAAGCTCTCGAAGATGCCGGAGTTAAGAACGAAAATGATGATGACGATGATGAAGAAAACGACGAAGAAGTCGAACACGCAATGTATGGAGGAGATGAAGATATGAGACAGAATGTTTTCGACAGCACAATGGATGAGTCCTATGGCGGCGAACTGAGCCATGCTGCTATGGAAGAAATCATTAACGACGGTAAGAAGTATGGCTCCCTCAAGGAGTCCTTCCTTGCTCACGCAGAAGATTACGGCATTGACGGTCTTGAATGGCTGTTCCCGGAAGATCGCAATGTAAACGGCAACACTCCGGAATGGATCAAGCGCGACACTGGTTGGGTCGACGCAGTAATGAAGGGCGTTCATCACACTCCGTTCAGTCGTGTTAAGTCCACATTCGCGAACATTACCGAAGACGAAGCACGTGCGAAGGGTTATATTAAGGGCAACATGAAGAAGGAAGAAGTATTCTCCCTGCTCAAGCGTTCTACCAGCCCGCAGACTGTTTACAAGAAGCAGAAGATCGACCGCGACGATCAGATCGATATCACAGATTTCGATGTAGTCGCATGGCTTAAGGGTGAAATGCGTATGATGCTCGACGAGGAACTCGCTCGTGCTGTTCTGATCGGTGATGGCCGCCTCGCTTCTGATGACGACAAGATCTCCGAAGATCATATTCGTCCGATTGCGAACGATGCAGACCTCTTCACGATTAAGAAGGCGGTAACCGTTGGCAATGATGACGATGCTACAGCTAAGAACTTCATTCGCGCAGCTATCAAGGCTCGTAAGGACTACAAGGGTTCCGGAAATCCGACACTCTTCACAACCGAAGACATGCTCACAGACATGCTCCTCCTGGAAGATGGTATTGGTCACGCTCTGTATCCGACTGAACAGGCGCTTGCAACAAAGCTCCGTGTTTCCAAGATCGTCACTGTTCCTGTAATGGAGAACCATCAGGTCGGTGGTAAGGATCTCATGGGTATTATTGTTAACATGGCCGACTACAACATCGGTGCCGATAAGGGCGGTGCAGTCAACATGTTCGACGATTTCGACATCGATTACAACCAGATGAAGTATCTTATTGAAACTCGTTGCTCCGGCGCTCTTGTTAAGCCGTATTCTGCAATCATTCTGTTCAAGACCGCCGTTCCGACTTCCGTTGATGGCGATGTTAAGCGTTCTAAGACCCAGTACGTTGAAGTAGAGGATCCGACTGGAAACCCTGCAGCTCAGGGCTGGTACGAACTCAACGAGACAACCGGTAAGTACTTCAAGACCACAGACACAACTGTTTCGAGTGGTAAGACCTACTATGTTCGTGTCTCCTATAACGCTGACTAAGGAATAATTCAAAATGGCAGTATATTACGGGAAAATCGGCTTTATGGAGACAGTTGAGACGTCCCCATCTGTGTGGACTGAAGTGGTTAGGGAGTATCCGTATTCAGGTAAAATCCTGTCGAACTCTAAATCCTGGGCTACTAGTGATCAGGAGAACGACGAACTTAAGATCAACATGAAGCTTTCCATAATAGCCGACCCGTATGCCAGAGAGCA